CTTGCCGTCATCATCAACTTACAGGACCGCATTGCCGATGCCTCAGACTTGGCGACAAACATGGCGACAGCCAAAGACCACGGGTTCCTTGCCCATGCAGCCGGCCAGCTCAACGCCTTGCAAGAGCTATGGAGCGATCTTGAGCAACTGCGAGCCGAAGCAGCCAAGTTGTCGTAAGGTGTCGCCGAAGCGACATTACGGGCGCTAACGCAACACGAACGTGACACGAACTGTCATTTTTCGACAGTTCATGTCCTATTAAACGATACTATCACTAGGACTTCACGCCGGCGTAAACTAGGCGCTGTTACAAATACTGGCGCGTTTTTGTAACACAAACAGAGTAAAAATTACGCCATTCGCTCCAAATGTCCCTCCAGAACATTTGCGCATAGACACATAGAACGTGTCGTTCTGTATTCTCGAATAGCGAATAAATTCACATTGTAAACATTCTGCTTGCGCTTGTGTGCTATTGTGTGCTATTCCTTTGGGTAGATGAGCGACTATCGCCATCTGCGGATCTGCGCTCCGCTCTAAATGCGCTGGCAACCCACTTTGGGGGAATTCACCAATGGCGACAGATGAAGCGGTGCAAACCGCAGGAATGGAAGACTCAGCCGATGTAGTGTCAATGGCTTTGAACGATTTGGGCATGCAGCCCTCACCGGACAAAGACACTGACGAGGACGAGTCTAGCGAAACGATCTCTGACAATTCTGACGAAACAGAGGAGCCCGAAGAGGACTCCGAAGATTCCGGCAAAGACGAAGCTGACGAAACTGACAAGGACGATGAGGAGGAGGACAATGATCCTGCCGCCGAAGTCCCAAAGGACAAGGTTCAGCGGAGAATAGACAAGCTCATTGCCAAGCAGCGTGAGGCCGAAGAGAGGGCAACGGCAACCGGATCTGAACTGGAGCAGCTAAAGCAGGCGAAGGCCGAGCTTGAGGCCCAGCTCAACCAGACAACCCGCCCAATCCTGTCACCGACAGCCGACAGTCCGTTGGCCGATGTAGACAGCGAGGACGCCCTAGACCAGCGCATTCAAAACGCACAAGCCGTAAGGCGTTGGGCGCTACAGAATAGCGATGGAACGACCATAAAGAAACCGGACGGCTCGGAGCAATTTGTCAGCGGCGAGGAAGTTAAGGACTACCTCATCAAAGCCGATGACATCCTCACAGTGCATGCGCCAGCGCGCAGGCAGTGGATCTCGCAAAGGCAGCCAGCAGTTGAAGCGGCGAAGAATATCTTCCCCGACATCTTCAAGGCCGGCAGCGACATGAACAAAGCCTACGCGGCCACGATCAAGCAGGCGCCAGAACTGTTGCGCATCCCGCAACACGAATACTGGGTCGGCCTCGCCCTCTATGGAGAGCAAGCGCTCATGGCGGCAAACAAAGCAAAAGAAGCCAAGTCCAGCGCCGAGAAGAGAGTTTCGTCAAAGAAGTCAGAATCAAAAACGCCCACTCCTGTTAAGCCGGTTAGCGCGCAGAAGTCGTCATCACGCTCCGCAAAGTTGTCAGGCACCAGCTTGGAAGACATCCAAGAATGGGTGACTGATAGCATTTTATAACACTTAAAAAGAAAGATCCACCACCATGCCTTCTACCGTTGGGGCCATCACGCCCGTCACAGGTCTTAGGGAAGACCTTGCCGATGTCATTCACGTCATCGACGCCAAAAATACCCCCATCTCGTCTGCCGCCAAAAAGGGCTCAGACCTCACCAATGCTGGAGTTTTCAGCTATCAGGCCGACTCGTATAACGAGCCCGTGCTCGACGGCGTTCTCAGTAATGCCGATGTCACCAGCTTCGACGATCCGACCAAGAACCGCGTCCTTCTCTCCGCTCGCGGGCAGAAGCTGCGCCGCAGCATCAAGGTTGATGACTTCGTGCAGAACGTCAACGACACCGCTGGAGTCGGCAAGAAAAAGGAAATGGCCCGCGCCATCTCTCGCTCCTTGGTCGAGCTCAAAAGAGATATCGAGAGTGTCATCTCATCCGATGCCGAGTCTCAGGAACAGAGCGGCGCCTCGCCGTATAAAACCCGTGGCTTGGGCAAGTGGACTCAGTCCACGGCGCAAACTGATTTGCCGGTTCCCACCTCGCAGCGCCCGCCTACCGCGTCGATTGTTACGACCGCAACGGCGAGCCTCACCGAGACTGAAGTTCAGACGCTCTTGCAGAGCATCTACCTTCAGACCGGCAATGTGGCCGAAATGACACTCGTTTGCGGACCCGCCTTAAAGCGCAAGTTCACCGAGTTCACCCGCTACACCACTGGAGCAGCCGGCGCTGGCCTGAGCATTCGCACGTTCAGTAACACCGCCGAAAGCAAATCCATCATCTCCGTTGTGAATTTTTTCGAGGGAGACTTTGGGTCACTGAGCCTAGTGCCATCGCTATTTTTGGCGAAGGACAACGCAAGCACCGACGTTCAGAACGCACGCGGTTATGTTCTCGATATGAGCATGATCGAGCTGCGCTACGGTCGCCGGCCCCGCTATCAGGAGCTGGAAGACATGGGCGGCGGTCCTCGCGGCCTCGTTGATGCCATCGTGGCGTTGAGCGTCGGCACCCCCAAGGGTCTCGGCAAGTTCTCCGCGACTTCCTAATCGAACAACCAACCAAGGAATATAACGAATATGCAAGTCTACGAACTACCCATTGAAACGAAAGCCTCCACGAGCTTTACGCACAAGGTGATCCTCACCAATGCTGACTTCACCGCCGCAGCCGCCACGCAGACCTTTAGTCTGCTGCCAGTTGCTGCCGGCTCGGTCATCAGCAATGCCGCACACAAGCTCGTCACACCGCTGGTCTCCAGCGACGGCACGCTTACCTCGGCCGCCTACACCCTCGGCAACACCGCCACGGCCACCTCAATCATGTCCAGCACGGAAGTGCTCGGCACTGCCACTGAGGTTGTCAACAAGGCGATGACCGTCACTGCTCCGGTTGCCATCACGGCCGCCGATCAGTTTGTTGTGGCTGCCTTCACGGCGACCACGGCCAAGCTGCTGAGCAGCGTGACCGCAGGCGAGATCCACATCTACCTGCAGGTTGTGGACACGAACAAGATCTAGTCAGTCGGTCTTAACACTCTGCGCCGTCAGCCTTCTTGTCTGGCGGCGCAGCAGTTAGGATGTCCCAAATCTGGCAAGAGTTTGTCGCCGACTTAGGCGACGAGATGGCATCCCTTGTCCGCGATGAGCTAGTAGCTGGTTGGAACGCCAAAGCCGCCCTTGCCGCCACACGGCAGGCGCGGATCAAAGAGGCGTCCGACCGCATAGAGCATTGTTCGGTTGAGGGTGTAGGCCAGCACGTCATGAGCGTAGACGCTGACGTGTATCACGCATGGGAAACCGCCGAGCCGGGATGCTGGAAAGATAAGGGCTTCCGCAACGACTTCAGAAAACGCTTCCCCACAACGGCAGTCAACTACACGGGCCGCAAGCCGATGGTCGGCTACCGACCGAGTCAAATTACCGGCATCTGTCCATGATCGAAACACCCGACCGCGACAAGATCCGCGACATTCTTAGCGACATCGACCAAGCGGACGCCGATGGGTCGCCGTATATCCAGCGCAAGCTGCGCAACTGGAATACCCGCTACTGCGTATGGCCGGGGCAGAGCGAAGACGGGCGCAAGCACCGCAGCGCCAGCGGCAAAGAGCCTTGGCCTTGGCTTTTTGCTTCGGATTGCCGTGTGCGACTGGCCGACAACATCGTCAAGGATCACTGCACGATCATGACCAACGCCTTCTTCAAGAGTCGCGTGCAGGTCCAGCCGGTGGAGAGCATGGACGCCGACAAGAGGCAAACCGCCGAGACTGTTCTTAAGTGGCTCTTGTTCCAGCATTGCTTGGACGACCTTCGCCGTGAGGTTCGCCTCGCAGCAGAGTTTCGGGAGACTTACGGATTGTCCGTCATGGCCGTTGATTGGCAGCGCACCACAAGGACAGAGATCAAGCGATTCTCCTTGGAAGAGGCGCAAGCGATGGTGCAGGACTCCCAAGATCCCAACCTTGCGGCCATGCTGCAAGTTGTCATGGACCCGCTCCAAGAGGAGACAGCCGCCGAGCTTCTTGGTCAGGTTGTTCCAGAGCTGGGCACCGTTGCCAAGGTAAGAGCCCTGCGCGACAAGGGCGAAGTCGAGTGGGAGTCGCCCTACATCTTTGAATCCAAGCCCGTCTGGACTGCGCTAGAGGCATGGGAAGACATCATCTTCCCCATCCAAACCTTCTCTCTTCAACGCGCCTCGTTCGTTGCCCGCAGAGAATTGCTCAACGAGGTGGAGTTGCGCGAGCGGGGCGCCGTTGAGGGATGGGACGAGGATTGGGTTGAGCGCGCCGTAAAGCACAAGGGCGAGCTAAAGCGCATCAACCTCAACCTGCACCGATCCGACCAATTTCTTTACGAACAGATGCGCGACTTGATTGAAGTATGGCACGTCTACCGCAAGGAGAACGACCCCAAGACAGACGCCGTCAGGGTCATGCGATCTGTCATCAGCTACCATGTGCCGGACAAGGCGGCCGTTCATGAGTTGCTGCCCTACGCTCACGGCTTGTATCCATTTGTGGAGCTTCCCCGCGAGCGCAGCACGCGCGCGATTCTGGAGAGTCGCGGCATTCCAGAGATCACCCAGACCGCGCAGGAAGAGATCAAGATTCAGCGCGACTACCGCGCCGACCGAGCATCTATCAGCATCCTTCCGCCAATCAGGGTGCCGGCCAATCGCGGGAAGTTTGATCTAGTGCTTGGCCCCGGAGTCCAGATCCCCGAGCGCCGCCCCGGGGAGATTGGATGGATGGACCCGCCTCGCTTTGACCAAGGCAGCATTGAGGTGGAGAACGCTACCCGCCTTGACGTGAATAACTACTTTGGGCGCATGGCCGATGGTGTCCCTCCGCAGATGAGCATGCTGCATACGCAGGAGCTAATTGACTCTTGGCTCCTCGACATGAAGCTCTGCGTCATCCAGACGATGGCATTGGCGCAGCAATACATGACCCCCGACGAGGTCGCCCGCGTCACCGGCAACCAGCTCCCCTTCAGCGCCAGCCCGCAGGACATTCGCGGCCGCTTTGACATCACGGCTGAGTTTGACGCTCGCATGCTTGATGCCGAAGCCCTCGGAGCAAAGCTCGACTATCTTGCAAAGATTTTAGTGCCGATGGACAGCTTCGGCGTCATCGACCGCGTTGGCCTCATAAAATATATGTTCCAAGCGGTGGACCCCAACATGGCGTCTATGCTCATACAGGACATCGGAGCCGCCACGCAGCAGGAGCAGGAGGACGAGCAAGCAGCCTTCGCCAAGATCAGCGCCGGCGCCGAGCCTCCGCTCAAGGAGGGAGGGCAGAACGCGCAGGTCCGCTTGCAGACGCTTCAAGGCATCATCCAGAGCAACCCTGCGGTGCAGCAGCGCTACCAGCAGGACGAGATATTCAGAAAAATGATCGACGCCCGCGCGCAGGCTTTCCAGTTCCAGCTTCAGCAGCAGCAAAACGCCGTCATCGGCCGCACCGGAGCGCAACCAGCGCTGCAAAAGATGGCGCAGCAGCAGCAACTCGGAGGCGCGCAAGCCGCCTGATTTATAGCGAAATTAGCAAGTTTAGCCTATACATATAATGTCAGCCTTCCCCAACGTCTCAGTCCGCAATGTCGCCGGGTTAAACATCCCGCAGCACGACGCCGTATCAATCGGCTACCACGGCAGCACGAACAACATTGCGACCGTCATTTACAAGACTGGCGGCGCGGCCGGCACTACGGTGGCCACGCTCACGCTGGCCTACGTTGGCGGCGTGCCAGCTTCCGATGACGCAAAGCTGCTTACTGTGACACGATCCTAACATGCCGTTTAAGTTCAATCCATTTTCGGGCACGTTTGACCAGACCGGGACAGGCGCGGCCGCGTCGTATATCGACGGAGAGGTGGCGGCCTATGCCAACCTGCCGCTTGACGGCACGGCGCCGCTGGACAGCGCATGGCTGGTGCGCACGGCGACCGGCACTTTCTTCACCGGCGGCAACAAGCCGGCCGGCATCTACATCCGCACCGCGACCTTAGGAGTCAGCCGGGACGCCGACTACACCTACGCCGGGACCATGCCGGATGTGTTCTCGGACGCTAACTTTAC